GCGCTCTGGCACCGGCACCAAGTATAAGATACTCAGCAAGTACAAGAAGGGCACCGAGGTCATTGTTCTGAGCACCAACAATTCCTCGTGGTATGAGGTGTCCTGCCCGGACGGAAAGCGCGGGTATATGGCATCGCAGTATCTGACCTATGTGCGCACCGAAGCTACGCCGGGGCAGGCGGCAAAGGCGGTCGTCGAGCCCCGCCAGCTCCGCGACCAGCCGTTCCGCATCTACCGCGCCGTGCCGGAGCTGACGAAGATCACGATTTATGCCCGCCATGTGTTCTACGATCTCATGGACAATATGCTCAAGAGCTATAAGCCCGCCGCATCTTCGGCGGGCTATGTCGTGGTACAAAACACATCGTCAAAATGCCTGACCGAGCACGATTTCACCTTCTTTTCCGACCTCACATCCACCGCCGACGAGGTGGAATTCGAGAACGTGAACCCGGTGGACGCGCTGCTGGGCGAGGGCGGCGTGATCGAGAAGTATGGCGGCGAACTGGCCCGCGATTGGTTTGACGCCTTCGTGGTGAAGCGCGTCGGCTCGGATACGGACGTTCAGATCCGGGAGGGCAAAAACCTTCTCGGCATCTCCTACGACGTAGACCTGACGGATGTGGTCACGCGGATCATGCCCACNNGAGCTGTACATCGACAGCCCGAACATCGGCAGCTACGTCCACCCGAAATGGATTCACCTGCCCGTCTCCGAGGCCAGAGAGGTCACGAAGGGCGACGATAAAAAGACCAAAACCCAATGCTACACGGAAATGCGCAAGGCGGCGCAGGCCGAGTACGACAAGGGCTGCGACCTGCCAACCGTGACGCTCAAGGTTGATTTCATCAACTGCGCGGAGACGGAGGAATACCGGCAGTATCTGTTCCTCCAGAACATCTTCCTGGGCGATGCCGTCCGGGTCATCGCGCGGCGCATCGGTGTCGCGGTGTCCATGCGCCTGACACAGTACACCTACGATTGCCTGACGCGCAAGTACACCGCCATGACCCTGGGTACAGTCGCGGACAGCATCGAGGGCAACGCCATCTCCTCCCGCCAACTCGCATCCGGCATCGTCACCGGGTCAAAGCTGGCGCTCAACAGCGTGGGCGCGGGCCAGATCAAAAGTGGCGCGGTCGGCAGCCTTCAAATCGGCCTTGCAGCGATCCAGACAGCGCATATACAGGAAGCCGCTATCATCAACGCACTCATCGCGGATGCGGCGATCACGCGGGCGAAGATCGAAGAAGCGACCATCGGCACGCTGAACGCCGACGCCATCACCGCGGTTTCTGCCCGGATACAGGAACTGGCGGCGGGGAGCGTCACGACGGACGCACTCTATGCGGCGCTGGCTACCATCGCCACTGCCCAATTCACCACCGCCAACATCGAGAACGCCAGCATCTCGTGGGCCGACATCGGCGCACTGGCCACGCAGATGGCGGGCATCGCCGTGGCGCAGATCAATACCGCGATCATCAACCAAGCGTCCATCGAGTGGGCGAACATCGCCAGCCTGAACACCCGGATTGCTCAGGTTGCGCTGGCGCAGATCACCCAGGCCAATATCGAGAGCGCGCACATCGATTGGGCCAATATCGCCGACCTGAACGCCGCCGTCGCTCACATCGCCGTGGCGCAGCTCACAACGGCGCACCTCCACGAGGCGCAGATTGATTGGGCGGGCATTACCGCGCTGAACGCGACCATCGCGCAGATGGTGAACGCCAGCATCGGCAGCGCCGACATCGATTGGGCGCGTATCAAAGACCTGACCGCCGGTACTGCTATCATCGAGCGCGGCGTAAACGGAAAGCTCTATGTCGCAGACCTCGCCGTCACCGAAGCCAACATGGCCTCCCTGGCCGTGGGCGAACTGATCGTCCGTGGCGCTGACGGCTGTTTCTATGCGGTTTCCGTCGCGGCGGACGGCACCATCATCACCGAGAAGAAGTCCGTCACGGGCGGCGATGTTGCCGACGACAGCCTGCCGGGTGGCAAGCTCCTTCAGAATGCAATTACCGCCCGCGAGTTGAATGTGCAGAGCATCTTCGCCGACGAGGCATTGGTGCGGGCCATCAAAGCGGCCAACCTCGACGTGGACGACCTATTTGCGCACACCGCTTTCATCGCCAAGCTCCAGGCGGTGGACATCACCGGTAACGAGGCGTTGCGCCTGTATGTGGAGGGCCAGGTATCCACTGCGACGGATGAAGCGCTGGATGCCGTGGGCGAAGCGGTGGCGCAGATCACCCTGACCGCCGACGCCATGCACGGATCACTACCGTCGCTCCGGGAACCACCTTCGAGTACATTGCCACCGCCCCGAATGGCTGGAATGCCATCGTGGTCGGTGCGCAGGTGGGTTGGGTATCCGGGCAGTATTCCAAGGTTCTATGATGGGAGGAATTGTGCATGACCTCCGATCAATTTGAACGGGAGATGCGCTATCAGGCCATGATAGCCATTTCTCAGAAGATGCTCGGCGAAGGGCTTCTGTCCGCAGATGATTTCGAGAAGATTGAAAGCTATCTGCGCGAAAAGTACCGTCCTATTTTCTGCGCGGCATAAACAAAAGGGCCACAGCGGAGCTTTCCCCTATACCGTAGGGGAAGCCTCCCTGTGGTCTTTTTTCTACCTATATCCCGCGTTGATTTATCTTGCTATTCATGGGCATCAGAGGTAATATGCGACACTACAAGGAGGTGAACTGCGTGACAAAGAAAATACGAAAGGTCATGCAAAGCAAGCCGCCCGCTTGGGTGCGCATGCGGGTTTGCGCCTATGCCCGTGTATCCAGTAAAAAGGATGCTATGCTACATTCGCTCTCTGCTCAAGTGAGTTATTACAGCGGATACATCCAAAAAAACCCATATTGGGAATACGCAGGGGTGTATGTGGATAGGGCGTTGACAGGCACCAAGGATAATCGGGCAGACTTCCAGCGGATGATTGCTGATTGCCGGGCAGGGAAGATCGATATGATAATCACCAAGAGCATCGCCCGCTTTGCCCGGAACACGGTCACGTTGCTGGAAACGGTGAGGGAACTCAAGGCGCTGGGCATTGATGTCTACTTTGAAGAACAGAATATTCATTCCTTGAGCGAGGGTGGAGAGTTGATGCTTTCCATCCTCGCTTCTTATGCGCAGGAAGAGAGCCTCAATGTTTCTGAATGCTGCAAGTGGCGCATTCGTAAGAATTACGAAAGCGGGGCCGCCATTCCGATCCTCACCTACGGATATTCCATTGTTAAGGGAATACCCGAGATCAATCCGGACGAGGCTGCGGTGGTTCGATTGATCTTCGAAAAACACCTTCAAGGTATGGGGCTGTGGTCAATCGCGCAGATGATGGATTCTCTCGGCATCAAGCCGCCTTACGCGCAGCGCTGGGGTGCACTTACCATTCGATACATTCTTCGGAATGAGCGCTATGTGGGCGATCTGCTTCTTCAAAAGACATTCATAAGCGATCACTTGTCCAAGAAGAAGCGCATCAATCGGGGAGAGCTGCCAAGGTATTATGTGTCGGATGCTTATCCGGCCATCATTTCCCGTGAGATATCCGAACGCTCGCGCCAACTTGGAGAATTGAATGCGGAACGGTTCGCGCCTACCAACGCCCGGGCCCATGATTTGTTCAGTGGGATGGTGATTTGTGCATCCTGTGGAAAGCCCTATAAGCGCAAGGTGGCCCACGAACGGGCTGCCTGGAATTGCGGGACTTTCTTACGCAAGGGTAAGGCATACTGCCACGGAAAGCAGATACCCGAAGATACGCTGCTGGAACTGACTGAGGCCGTACTCGGTGAACGTTCTTTTGAGGCGATTGAGCAAATTCTCGTACCCAAGCCCAACCATCTTCGCTACATTTTCAAGGATGGCATTGAGATAGACCGTTCATGGCGAGATAGATCACGTCGTGAAAGCTGGAATGAGGACATGCGACGGCAGGCGGCTGAGCATACGAGCAGGAGGTGGGCAAAATGAGCGAGGCCAGAGATTTCGCCCCGCGCGTGACCGTGATGCCAGCAACCCTGAACCGCTACACAGCGATGCCGATTGCTAGCACCCGAAAACGCCGTGTTGCGGCCTATGCCCGCGTTTCCACGGATAGCGAAGAACAGCAGACCAGCTATGAGGCGCAGGTCGAATACTACACGCAGTACATTCAATCCCGTGAGGATTGGCAGTTCGTTGGGGTCTATACCGACGAGGGGATTTCGGCGACTAA